GGAAAACCAGCTCGTAGAAATAGAAAAGGAAATCGAGTGTCTAGACGCTCAGAGGCGTTTACTCCTTTCTATTCTTGAAACTATTAATAACGAAGTCCCAACCGGGGCTTAACCACTCTTTTTATTAAAATCGTTATTGGGTAACGATGTGTACACGTACACACACTTATAATTAAGATTATTCTTTTGCTGCAGGTTTAGGTACTGCAGGACAAACAGGTTTTGATACTGCAGGCTTTGGACAATCTTGTTTAGTTGTTTAGAAGTTTACTTAATTCAGTGAAGATAGTAAGTTATATATATGTTGTAGCCCTACTGTATTATAGAGGTTGATTAAATATGCAGAAAATAGGAGAAAAGGATACTAAATATGGAGTCTTTGAATTCTTCCTCAATGAAGAGGAAGATCAGGTTAAACTCGTTTGCGCTCATGGAGATAAGACCGCAGAAACCACTTACACAGGTAAGATCCAGGGACACAACGCAATGAAAATCGAAAGCCTCGATGTGAGGCAAAACGGAAAGGTAATGCAATTTATAGGGCTTCCCGATGATGTTTATAACGCTTTTCAAAACGCTAAATCAAATTTCGCTCTGAAAAATATCTGCCTGCAGTACGCAGGAAAGAGCGCAGAAACCGGAATAAAATGGTATTCTCTAAGTGCAGAAGTCCCCAGGGATACATGGAAAAAGATAGCAAAACACTTCTCGAAGTTCGACCGGGACGAAGAGGACGCACTCGATGGGGAGCTTAGAGGATGGCTTACAGCACAGCCGGAAGCAGTTGAAAAGATTTTGAATGTCAGAGAAGAGCTTACCCTGACATATAGGAGAGAACAGGCAAAGAAGAGGAGAGAAAATGAAGAGAAAAAAGCTCAGGAACTTCAGGCAAAACTCAACGACATCGAAAAAGCTTTTAATAACGCTGAATACCCAGACCCAAAGAAGGAAGCTCCTGGAGAAGCTGCTCAGTTTCGACCAGGATACGAAAAGATGAGGGTCGAAGGCGAAGAGATCCAGCACCCCATAAATCCAGAAAATATCTATGGAGGCGGGGAGTGGTGGGTAATTCAGCCAGAATGGATCTGGCACATTAGAAATAACGGGGCAGACGGCGACAACTGGAGCAGGAACAACGTGTACACCGGTGGAGCAGGTGCAATAGGGCACAGAGTCCCATATTCTGATGAGCTCGCCGCACAAATCAGGGGACTTAAATGAACGATTCCGGCAGTTATTTCGTCTGTGGGAAACCGTGTAATGAGTGCGAAGAGGAATTAAGAAAATGGCGCGAAAACAGAACACTCCTAAAAAATACCCAAATAAAAAGGGGCAGAAAAACCCTAGAAAGTTATGCCCAAAGTGCTTGAAACAGGGTAAAAATCACTATCTGAAGAAGTCAAGCACTCAATATTCTTTAGATCAGAAGAGAAAGACAGCTAATGTATTACTTTTCTGTATAAAGTGTAAATATGTAGAAAGAAACGAAGAAGAAATTAACAAAATTCCAGATTAATTATATTTTTATATTTACTTTGTTCAGTGAAGATAGTAAGATATATATACTTAGAAACCTATTACTATATACTAAGTTACAAAGGATTTGAGCCTCGATACAGGAGCCAAAAAGATGGATACAATAGAAAAACTACTGAAAACAGGAAGACCTGCAAAACCACCGGAACACAACTTTCAGATTATATTTGAAGGTTCAGAACCTAAATTGGTAGACGTTAAACAACTCGAAAGAGATGCAAAGGAGTATCAAAAAAGCAAGGAGAGTTTGGTAATGTCAGACGATAACAAACCTATTTTCATTGACCCCAAAAAATACCCTTCCCCGCATATGATTATCTATGAACCTGTAACCGATTATAAAGTGCTTGGAGAGGAAGAAAGGAAACTGGAATAAACAGCCATCATAAAAAATCACGGAGCCACAAACTATGATAAAAGATATACCAGATATAACCCTTACAGTAAACACTCCCGAAGAACTGCCAGAAAACATATTCCAATTTTATGACAGCCTCACGCGAAACGAACGTGTAATATCACTCTCGCCAATAGGCGGCGGGCTTGTCCAGGCAACAACAAAAGATCAGGATACCGGACTATTTAGAAAGGATCTGATCCCAGAAGAAGGAGGCAAGATGTATCTTTCATATGAAAAGCATTCGCCTCTTTTTGTCGTGATGAAGGGAAAGATTGTGGTCATTGCACCTATGGTTATTGCACCTTGTGAAGTCAAGGGGATCGGATTAAATACCACGCTGTTTAATGACGATTGATATTATGTGTCCTTGTGGTGGGTTAGAGTGTTTTGGAGTTGAGGTGTAAACAATGTCACTATATAACATGTACTATCCATGTTCATGTGGGACCAGAAAAATAATTACCGTCGATGGAAACACGGAGGTAACTGCCGATACATGGGCGCAAGAATGCCCGAATTGCGGGAAGACTGTTTAAGGGGGACTAAATCATGGCAATTGAGAATATATTTGGAGGGGGAGGTGAACCTGAATGAACACTCTCTTAATCAACATCTCAAAAACTCAAAACGATTTCTTAGAAAAGAAAGCCATTGAATGTGGCTGCACAAGAGAGGAATTCATAGACCTCTTGATTACAAGGGATATGGAAAACGACTGTAAATATTATGAATGTGGTTTTTGTACAATTCACGGTGAGAAATGTGATTCAGTAGGGGAATGGAAAAACGGGGCAATATGTGATACTGCCATTGACTATGAAGATGATTTGTATGTTTTGAGAAAACTGAGGGGGTGAGCCTGAATGAAAATAACCCTCTCAACAAACCACGTAATAAGCCTCACTCCTGAACAGTCCCGCGCACTTGAGGATGAGATGAGATATGCGTGTAGGGAAGTTAGTGTGTTTCCGATGATGGAACGAGTATTGAGATTGATGAGAGCTTGAGATGCCGGCAGGAAAAACACATACAAAAATTAACCTAATGATCTGGCTCATATCCCTCCTAATATTCCTGAGATTTCAATCAGAACTCAGACCAATATTCAATATCGGGATATGGACTCACTACTTTTCAGGATGGGATCTAACAGGCGTATGGTTCTGTCTCTACTCATTTGAGATGTACATCCATACAAAGTATCTGAATCCCGACATTGATACTCATTCAGACGCGACAAAACTGCTAGGAATCCCTGGAAAACTGATTGATTGGGTGTTACCGCATCGTGGACCATCACATAGTATTCTTGTGTGGAGTGTTGTATTCGTTCCTCTTTGTTGGTTTGTTGGGACATGGTGCGTAGGTGGGTTTGTTGCAGGAGTGGCGCATATTGTTGTTGATTGGATATCAACAGCAGTAAAGCGGAATTCTGTGTATAAGTTCTTTTGTTGTTGAAAAACGGATTGTATTTTCTTTTTTAAATTACCTATATTTCCACTCCAAAAAACGATCTATCTATATCTCTAATTAATAATTATACTACTACGTATAAGTATAATATAATAGAGAGATATAGAGAGATACCTTTTTTGAGCTTATCCTTTTTTCATATTCAGAATATTATACAGTTAATTTTATAACAGTTAACGGCGTTAACAATTGTAAGTTAGTTACAGGCCCCCTACTTTAGTGGGGGATAATTGACTTTTTAATTTTCCTTATTATATCTTCTTCACTTTTTTCCGTGTATGTCGACAAACATTAGTTGTACTTCTGATCCTCCTAAACATTTCATCACCGAGCCCTTACGCTCCTTTGCTCCTGAAAAACTCGAAAACGGAGACATCCGCATGGCCATAGCCAAAGCCGGCCAACATGCTTATTCTATTTTCGGAGACGAAGCCACCCTCACCAGTGAATTCCTCTCGAGGGACTATAAAACGTGGGAAGGCGGCTTAGTTTCCATCAACCACGAAAATAACCACGATTGGGTTAAGGCTACAATCCACGATATAGAATATGACGCAGCCGAATCCCTTGTTATCTGCTCTTTTTCCGGGCTTCCTGAATGGCTTATGAGCCTGATTTATTCAGAAGATTTCCGCGGACTGTCTCAAGAATGCATACCTATCGAATTTCGCAAGAATTCAAACGATGTAGTCAAGGGATACGGGACTGGCTGCACGATTGTCACAACTCCTTATAATCCAGCAGCTACCCCTGAAATGGGGGTTGGGATACGTCCAGAACTTGCTGCTATTCTTGCATCAAAATATCCATCTATAGAGGATACTATGACAACCAACACCGGAGGCGGTACTACCGCCATAAGTACTGAGGCGTATGAAAGTGTCGTCTCTGAAAAAGTTGAGCTTAGGAGTCAGATTCAGACTCTTGAAAGTGAAAAGACAAAATTGGAGACAGAACTTGCTTCAACCCGAAAAGAGTTCACAGACTACAAATCCAGCGAAGCTGACAGGATTAAATCTGAAACAGAAAAAGCCCTCAGAGCCTACGATGCTGAGGTCAAAGCTCAGGAAGCCCTTAACTCAGCAATAACCGACCTGAAATCTGTAATGAGTGAATCAGACGCTGAAACAATCCTTTCGACTAACCCAAGCGTTGAAACTATCAAAAGTTTTGCAGCAATAAGGAAAGCAGAACTTTCCAAAGGCGTTGGCAGCTCTCAGTATTCCCCTGATGACACTGCTGAAGACGTCATAAGACTTGTAAGCGAACTTCGTGGAACCCGGACGGTGATTAAGAAATGACCGACAATACATCTGAAATCGCAGGTAATTATGGGCAGGGGCAAACTATCACCTGTATCCTCGACGAAGGGGAGATAACCCCTGGAACCGGGATAGATGCATACGGCAGAGAACAGGCGACTTACGCTTTTGCTGCCGGTCTTGCAGAACGCGATTGGGTTGCACTCTCAAACGATGCTGCAAATACTTACGCGGCGACTGGCGGGCTTATTCTCGTTGAAAAACCTGTCACCGATGAAACTCTTGTAATTGGGAGAATAGTAGGGACACCCACAGCCCTTAAGCACGCCCCGGCTACAGCAACCGCCGCAAGCACCCTATCGAAACGTCTCGCAGGCGGATTTTACAGGAAAGCCCGCGTAGAAATCGTTGCATTCCCGATTGGATCTATCAAGAAATTCACTGTTTATTCTGACGGGTCACATGCAACCACTCCAGGCACAGGATCTACTCTGAAACTTTCAATAGCTGGAACTTATGCTAATCACGCGGGATATCTCGACTCAGCCGAAAAAAACGGCGTTGGAATTATCCCTCTCCATTATGTCCCTGCCGGTGATGATGGGGATACCTGTAGTATTCTTGCTGTTGTCACTGGTATGCTCCTGGCGGTGACCTAAATGGTATCAGGTACACTCAAACCCTATCTTCGTAGAGACGTTGCCATGATGTCAATGTATCCGCTTCTCAATTCTAAGCTTACCTGGCTTTCCCCGGACGCGGGAAACTTTGTAAAAAGAATTGAAGTTGATACTGATGCAATCACCTATCTGAAACAGACCTACACACCTTCGACAGATCCTAAAAAGGAAACTGCACCTGAGAGGGTAGCTGGAGCAGGATTCCCTGAAATTGACAGGACGAGGATGACAGATGTTCCTGCGGTCCTCGATGAAAAAGGTTTCATGCTCAGGATTCCGAA